TGAGAACAATCTACAACAGTACAAACAGAATATGCCTAGCAATGTATTGTTTGGATTTAATGTTACAGTTGCTGGTTATAACGTGCTTGAAATGCCTGCTTTATACAAATGGTTTGAAGACAATTTAAACACAAATAGAGAAGGAGATCCAAGTGATTTCAATTGGCAGTTTGCATACAATTTTGATCCAAAAGATCTATGTACAGATAGCGTCGAACATGCTATAATAGAATTAAAGCCAATAGAGAAACTAGGTGGTATTGTTAATCATCTTAAAACATACAAAACAGATAATTCTTGGGTCAAAAAACTTGATGAAATGGATAAAAGAAGAAACACAAACTGGAGAAAAAGTTTGAAGATAGGAAAGTTTTATGACTGATTATAACTATGACGTACAAAAGTTATTCTTAGAAATGATGATGCATGATGCACAGAGTTTCTTAAGAGTACAAAACATATACAATGATGAAAACTTTGACAGAGACTTGAGAGAAACTGCAAAGTTTATCTATGATCATGCCAATGAACACAAAACACTGCCAGATAGAGCACAGATAAAAGCAGTTACTGGTATTGAACTGTTGGTGATTCCAGATCTCAACAGTGGACACACAGATTGGTTCTTAGGAGAATTTGAAGCATTTACTAGGCGTACAGAACTAGAACGTGCAATACTAAAAAGTGCAGACTTACTTGAAAAAGGTGAGTACTCACCAGTTGAGAAACTGATTAAGGATGCAGTACAAATAAGTTTAACAAAGGACTTAGGCACAGATTATTTTGAGGATCCTCGTGCAAGACTTGCGGCACTGAAAGACAACAACGGACAGAATTCAACAGGTTGGCCTAAGTTGGACAAACTGTTATATGGTGGATTCAACAGAGGAGAACTACAGATATTTGCAGGAGGTTCAGGATCTGGTAAAAGTTTGTTTATGCAAAACTTAGCAGTGAACTGGATGGAAGCAGGACTCAGTGGAGTGTATATTACACTTGAATTAAGTGAAGGCTTGACTGCTATGCGTGTTGATAGTATGTTAACAAACACTCCCAGCAAACAGTTATTCAAAGACATTGAAACTGTTGAAATGAAAGTTAAGATGATGGGCAAAAAGTCAGGTGCATTGCAAATCAAGTACATGCCTGCACAGAGCAACGTAAACGACATAAGAGCATTTGTAAAAGAACTTAGCATCAAGCAAGGTAGAAGCATTGACTTTATGTGTATTGACTATTTGGACTTGCTGATGCCAGTAAGTGCAAAAGTATCTCCAAACGACTTGTTTGTTAAAGACAAATATGTTAGTGAAGAACTGCGTAACCTAGCAAGAGAACTGAACATACTGTTTGTTACTGCTTCACAGTTGAATCGTAGTGCAGTTGAAGAAGTAGAGTTTGATCATTCACACATATCAGGTGGTATTTCAAAGATCAATACTGCTGACAATGTGTTTGGTATATTTACAAGTCGTGCTATGCGAGAACGTGGCAGATATCAAATACAGGCAATGAAAACTAGAAGTTCAAGCGGTGTTGGCATGAAAGTGGACTTGGAGTTTGATATTGAAAGTTTGCGTATACGTGACTTAGGAGACGATGAAGAGTATCAACAGTTTAAGAAACAAAGTTCAAGTATCTATGATCAAATAAAAGCAAAGTCAATACAAAGTGACCCTGCGGCGGATGCAACTGTAGAAGATGAGCCTGGAAAAATAGTTGCTGATGTACAAAGCACAAAACTAAAACAAATGTTAGCAGGTATCAAAGCAAAAGGTTAGGCATACTGATCAATAGGCATTGCACGTACATTTTTGCGTTTTACTTTTAGATAGTTACTGTTGTCTTTGGTCCACATCTGTCCTTCGCCAACTATAACACTATGACGTGCATACTTTACCGGACGGTCGACAACCAAATCTACATATCTACCTTCGCCTACACCTAGTGTAATAAAGTGTATATAACTTTTTACATCACTCTTAAACACTCGGCTAGCGGCAACTATGCCTGCAAATTGAAACTTGTCCAAGAATAGGTTCTGTAATCCCATGTTTGGCAAAAAGCCAGGACTATTCCATGCTCCATATTGTTTGAAACTTTCAACAGGGTCTTCTGTGATCCAATTGTCAAAGCCTAGTTCGCGTAGATCCCAACCAGCACGTTTGGCTTCGTTGCGATATACCCAACGTGCATATGATCCTTGGCAGTGCATCAAACAAGCACGCCAAAACTCTTTTGGATTGTATACCTTGTGATATGCTAGTGCCCATATAAGTCTGCCTAAGTTAACTGCGTGTGCCCTACACAAACCAAATCCGCTTAGGCTTTGCATTTGTTCGTAGATGTCATGTTTGTCTGGATGGTCACCAAGCCGTGCCATAAACTGCATCATCTTTTCTTCATTCTTTTTTGCAAAGGCACGACGATACATATCTGCTTCATATGGTGATATGCCAATCAACTTCATTATTTTGTGTATAGCATCATCTTCATACACTATTGCATTCTTTTGTATGCCTTTTTCGCTCCAGTCACGGAACCAACTGGCTTTACGTCTGCCTTCCATAGCAACTGGACGTACCAATGCACTAGCAAACACACAGTCCTCAACGCCTGTTGGTTGCAATGCACGAAACAGTCTTTTCATGGTTGGTGATTCACCCTGTGTAACACCAAGCACATCACCTCTACACAGTAAGTCGCTAACACGTTCATCCTGTTTTGGATAAGCATCTAGTCTTGTGTGTGGATCTATTTCCAACAGTTGTGAAAGTCCTCTGTTTGCGAGTATGTCCACTTTTAAATGTTCTAAATCTTCTACTTCGTTTTTGTCAAGTAGTATAAGATTGTCACCACGAAACAGGCTCTTGGGCAATGCTCTATCAAACACCAGCACACCACCACAGTGTTTGCTGATACAACGTTTTTTACCCATAAGTTTACGTTCAATACGACGTGCTTCTTGTTCATCTATGCCAAGTTGTTTGTATTCAAAATCAGCAGGCAGTTTGCCTTTTGCACCTAGTCGCTTGGCGGCCTCTCGACGTGCTGATTTTTCTCTATAAAGCACATAGTTTGATATTCTAGCACTCTGTGTTGGCCATCGATCGAATATTCTCTGCATAGCTAGTTCTTGTTTGTGATGAGGTATGTCAATATCAACATCTGGCAAATCATCTCGGTGTGGATTCAAAAATCTTGCCAGCGGTATGTTCCATTCAATTGGATCAACGTCTGTTATACCCATGAGATAGCAGACCAAACTGCTACCAGCACTACCTCTGGTCATGTGCGGTATGTCTTTGTTGAGATCAAGTATAAGTCTTATTTTGAGAAAGTAATCTGTGAACCGTTGTTCAAGAATGATTTGAAATTCTTCTGCTAGTCTGTCTTGATATTCTTTACCTTTTGGAGTTGGTCTTCTAAATTGTTCTAATAATGATTGTATCTGTTCTATTTCTGTTTTCATGTTTGCCTATGTTTGCCTAAAGATGCCTTAATAGGTATATTTACTCGAGAAAATATGCTACTATAAATATTTGCATCGATCGATTGAAATGCAAAAACTGCTAAATACTGCAAAGGGAACAAAAATGCAAAAAAAGACTCGTAGCATCTTTGAAGAATTAGACGGAATCTACACCGAACGCTATGCTAAACGTCAAGAGCGTGGTTATGTTGTAGAAAGTCGTGCCAGCAATGTGATTGCCAGTGCTATCCGTTTAATGGAACAGATCGACGAGTTATATGATGCAGAGCAAAGTGAAAATTTGCAACGCAAACTTTTGAATGCTATTCGTTTGCGTGATCCAGATAAATTTGCTAGATCAGTGAAGAGAGCCAATGACAAATCATAACAAACAAAAATTACAAGAACAATTGCTTGCTGAGTTTGATGCATTAGACAAACTTGGAAGAGGTATTGGTCGCACGGTAGGTGCTGGTGCCAAGGCAATTGGATCAGTGGCTGGAGGAGTTGCTGGACTAGGCAGTGCTATCAAAAAAGGCTATCAAGCAGGCAAACAAACTGTAGGTGGCGGTGGTGCTGATGTAAACACTGCACAACAAAAACCAACACAACAAAAACCAGCACAACAAAAACCAGCACAACAAAAACCAGCACAAACACAAACAACTACAACAAAGAATCCACAAGCTGGAGTAGGTGCGGCTTTAAAACGTTTTGGAAAAGGTGTTGCAGGGGCAGATAGCTACCAATATCGACAAGGTACACAAGCACAACAGGATGCAAAGGCCGCAGGATTTAAGAATGTTGCACAACAGGCTGGTGATAAAACAACTACAACTACTACAAATCCTAAAGCAGATGCAGAAGCACAACGTAAAGCAGGATTAGAAAAGAAACTTGGCACTACAGGATCGCAAGCGGCTGCTACTAATAAGAACACTGATGCAGTTAATAAGAGTATTGCACGTAATCAAAAGAAGATTCAACAAAAGCAAGGTGGCGTAAAGCAAAGCGGAATAAGTCAAGGAATTGATATTGCAGGTGCAAACAAAGGCGTTGCCAATCTAAAAAAACAAGCAGGACAAACTGCAACAAAAGTTCCTGGATCACCATCATCAACTGCAAAAGATGTAGGCAAAAAAGCAGGTGTAACAACGGCTAAAATTGGTGGACAAAAAGTTGATCTAAACGATCCAAAGATGAAAGGTTTAAGAGCCGCAATTGAAAAGGCCGCTCCTGGAGTAATCAGTGGTGTAGATAAATTACAACCAGCCGATAAAGAAAAATTAAAGAAAGCACTGGCATGAGGATAACAGAATTCAAACAGTATGAAGCACGTCATGTGCTATTAGAAAGCCTTGATAAGAGCAATCGTAACGCCTATCTAGTATGGGAAAGTGTTGGGTACCAACTAAAAGAAGCCGCCTTAAGTCCACAACAAATACAAGGTTTATTTGCAGAAATAGAAAAATCTGCAACTGCCGCTGGCGGTAATAGAACTGCTATCGGAGCAGCCAAGGACAAAGTTGATCAAGTTATACTGAAGCCTTGGAATGATCTAAAAGCAAAAGTTTACAATTCTGGTCCTATGCAAGGCTTTGCACAAAAATATGATGCTGCCGCTGAAAAACTAAAACAAAGTGCAGGTGGTGATGAAGGCAAGGTCATGCAAGCTGTTAAAAAGTATCGTCAGTTTGCAGAGAAACATCCTATCATGCAAGGATTTATCTACGCCGCACTTATTGCGGCTGCTGGTGTAAGTGGTGCAGGTTTAGGTGGTGCAGCCGCACTAGGTCTATTTAAACTTACAGATCAACTGTTACAAGGTAAAGATATTAGAAGTGCATTATACAGTGCAGGTAAAACTGGTGCATTGGCCGCTGGTGCTAGTACACTTGGTGATCTGGTACGTGGTGGCGGAGATGCTGTTGGAGCAACTGCTGATACTGCACAATCAACACAAGGAGGATTTGCTGGTGGAGGAAATAGCCTCGACGGAATCACCGATGTTGACGCCGGAACGGCCGCAGATATGC